GTTGTTAATCCTAATGTGAATTTATCAACAGATTCATCCCACATAAAGATACCATTATCAGCAGTACCTCTATTAATAAGCATACCTGAATCGTTTACAGGGCTACCTGTTAATCCTGCATTAAGCTGGAATAAGTTATCTTCTATATCTAGGTTAGTAGTATCAAGAGATGTAAGAGTTCCATTAACAGTTAAATTACCTGCTACTGTTAAGCTATCTGCAATTTGCACGTCATCAGGTAGTGTTAGTGTTACATCTGCAGACTCACTTCCACTACCTGTAACAGTGATTTTATTAGCAGTTCCAGTTACTGTTGCAACATAGTTGCCTGTTGTATCTGTACCTAGAGCAACACTATTAGCCTGTATGGTTGTAGATATTGATATTCCTGCTGTGCCATCAAAGTTTGCAGTACCAACCACATCACCTGATAGTGCTATGGCTCTTGCTGTCTCTAATGCTGTTGCTGTACTTGCGTTACCTACTAAAGCACTTGTTACCTGATTAAAGACAACGTTATCTCCTGTACCTACACTTTGCCCTATAGCAAGGGTTACACCATTACCTGAAGCTGTACTTGTTACACCAGTACCACCAAGTAAGGATAATGTTTCAGAATCAAGGTCAATAGCTATAGTTGATGAACCATCACTAATATCTAGGTCTTGTGCTGTAACTTGGCTATCAACATAAGTTTTAATTGCTTTTGCTGATGCAATCGTTGTATCCGTAGCAGCAACACTTGATAAATCGGTGTCTAATACACCTGATTTAAGATTATCAACTTCTATGTTAGAAACTGTGTTGTTATCTACATCAATTGTTTTGTTTGTTAAAGTTTGTGAACCAGTTAAGGTAGCTACTGTAGAATCAATGGCAAAAGTAACCCCATTGCCTGATGCTGTGGAATCTATACCTGTTCCACCTAATAAAGATAAAGTCTCACTATCTAAGTCTATTGATATGTCTGTAGAGCCATCTGATACATCTAAATCTTGAGCTGTGACCTGTGAATCAACATAAGCCTTGATTGATTGTTGTGAAGCAACCTTAGTAGCTGAATTAGATGACATATCATCTTCATCTAAGAATGCACTACCTGATAAAGCTGTATTTAATACTGGACTGTTTAAAACTGGACTTGTAAGGGTTTTATTCGTAAGTGTAGCTGTTGTTCCTGATATATAAGTATCAAGCCTTGTTACAGCTATCTGTTTCATAGTTCCGTTGTCATTTACTATGAATTGGTCTGCATCAACAATTACAACAGAACTTGCACTTGTATCTCCATCTAAAACATTAATCTCTGTACCTGTTGTTGTAATTACAGTAGAACCATTAATTTTTGGAGATGTTAAGGTTTTATTAGTTAAAGTATCAGTGGTTGCACGACCAACAAGGGTGTCTGATGATGTTGGTAATGTTAATGTGCCACTATTACTTATCTGTGCAATTACTGGTGTAGTAAGTGTCTTATTTGTTAGTGTCTGTGAGCCTGTAAGCGTTACTACGCTATTATCTATAGCAAGTGTTATGTTATTACCACTTAGGCTACTAGTTAAACCTGTGCCACCTAAGATGCCTAAGACTTCTGAATCTAAATCTATAGAACCATTATTAGAACCATCTGTAATGTCTAAATCTTCAGCAGTTATAGCAGCTTCTACAAATGCTTTAATAGATTGTTGTGATGCTACAGCAGTTGCACTATCAGATGAGAAATCGTCTTCATCTAAGAAAGCTGAACCTGATAATGTTCCATTTAATACTGGTGACGTTAAAGTAGGTGATGTCAGTGTTTTATTTGTGAGGGTTTGTGTACCTGCAAGTGTTGTTACAGTGGAATCAATACTAAATGTAACATTATTACCACTAGCAGTAGAATCAATACCAACACCACCTAGCAAACCAAGTGTTTCGCTATCTAAATCAATAGCGATAGTTGTAGAACCATCTGTTATATCTAAATCTTGTAAAGTTACCTGTGCATCTACGTAACTTTTTATACTTTGTTGGGTAGCTAATGCAGTTGCACTGTCACTAGACATATTATCTTCATCTAAGATACTGACTACTGTAGCACCTGTACCACCAATTCTTAACTTTTGAATTTCAACTGTTAGATTTGCTACAGAAGCAGAAGTTGATGATGTCCATTGAGTATTAGAGTGGTCATATACTAAGAATGAACCATTACCACTTAAACCAATGGTTGTGGAATCAACACCACGTTGCATAATTGCACTTGGTCCAGCAAGACCTTGTGTACCAACAGTAGTTACTGTTATACCACTTGTACTTGTTATTTCTATTTGATTTACTGTACTCATGTTGTTATGTTCCTTCTGATACTATAAGTTCCCTCAATCAATCTTGTCACCACAAGCCCACCACTTGTGATTTCTAAATCAAAAACACCATCATCAGGAGTTAAATCAGCTGTATCTGTAGCTGATATACTTAATGTTACTGTACCTGCTTCACCATTAATGCTCATACGACCATTTGATGTGGTTAAGGATATTACTGTGTCTGTAGCTGTTGGATTTTGTTTTAGTGACATAGCACCTGTAAATCCTATTAGATTAACAGTTGCACCTGTTGAATCTTTAAGCGTGAGTGTCTGCCCAAATGTAGCACCTTGTTCTATTATAAAATGATGGTATCCTGCACTCATAAAAATTTCCTATAAATTTCTTGGTAACTACCATAGAACTATTGCTCTCTAGCATAAATCTATTCTAAGTCATTAATTCTTTATGTACAACATAATAAATGAACCTGAAACACCATGTGTATTAGCACTAGCTTCACAAGTTAATTTTATGTCTGATTTTTCTGTGACTGTTGTTGGCAACTCTAAGTCAAACTTTAAAGCAGCACTAGTAAATGTACCTTTTTCTTTTGTTTGATAAACACTACCAAATTCTCTAACTTTCACTCTAGCTGTCAAATAAACATTACCTTGTACGTTTGATGAAAAGTCTACTTGATATAAATAACCTGTATAACCTGCAGGAACAGTCCATACTGACATAAGTGTTTGGTTTTCACCTGTTGTTATTTTTGCTATTGATGTTGCAGGTACGCCACTAGATACAGCACCAGTACCCATATGAATATCACCTGCATTTTTTTCACCAGTACCTGCTGTTAATACCTTTGCTCTAAATATTCTTAAATATAAATTAGTTGTATTAACTGCTGTTTGTGCATTTAAGGTAACAGTCTCTTCAACCTCGTTATAATCCCCATCTAAGCCACTGAGACGCACTGTCCTTGCACCTGTGCCATCACTTGTATCGTTTGTATTACTTGAGGAAACTTTGATTACACTGGCTTCTGTTAAAGCGTCATAATCACTACCATTATCTGAAATAGTTACTTCTGAACTACCAACAGAGGGGTGGAAACCAAATTTATAGATACCTTTGGTTTTATCCCACCTTCCTTGTCTAACTTGTAGACCTAAAAAGGAATTTATAGACATTTAAGCCTTCTTTTTAGTAGTTTTCTTTTTAGTTGTCTTTTTAGGTGCTTCTCCACCTTCCCATGCTTCATTTACATCAGGAGTAGATGGGTCATCAGCTTTTAATTGACCTTTTTTATTTCTTGCTCTTTTTGGCTTAACTTCAGCTTCAACTTCTATTGATTCTTCTACTGAATCAACTTTAACTTCAATAGCCCATCCATTTTCTACGAATGTGTCCATGATTTCTTCTTGCCATTTTCCTTTTGAAACAACAATGTCATCTGCTTTGTGTAAAACCATATCTGCTGAGTTTTCGTCTGCTATAGCAGGTTTTGGAACTAATATTTTATATTTTCTTGTCATAATTCTTACCCTTAAAAAAGGGGGGAACTTAATCCCCCCAAAGATTGCTCAATTAAGCGTTATGAATAACGTTTGAGACTGCACCATGTCTAGGTCTGCTTTTCACAATCATTCCACTGATAGGTGTACCAGTTGAATGAGTTCCTGTTTTAGCTAGAACCAGTCTTACATATCTCTTACCGCCTACATAACCAACTTGCCATTGACCACCTGTGGTGTCAGGGTCACCCCCTGTAGTACCATCAAGTTTAAGCCAAATACCACCTGCAGCAATAGTTCCATTAACGATATCTGCTTGTACACAATCTGTATAAGTAGAATCGTCATCTGAATGCTCTAGTGATACTTCAAAGTAAACAGAACCTGAAAGTGTATCACCTTCTGCTCCTACGCTTACTACAGCAGTTGCTTCTTCAAAACCCTGTAAATCAATACCGCTTCCATTTTCAGCAGCAGTCTTTACAGCGTTGATTATTGAGTTACCTAGTTCAATATTATTTGATAAATCTTGCATTAGTTACTCCTTGCTTACGCTGTTACTTTTAGTTTAGATATGGCTTCAGGAAGAATCACTTGACCACCAACCCTTCTTCTAGCAATGTATCTTACGTTACCAGTAGTAGCTTGTGTAAATGGGTCTCTTAAAACCGCTAAAGATACTCTATCAACAATCATATATGCTCTTCTGAAGTCACCAAAAGCAACTGGGAAAGCATTTTGTGCGATAGAAGCCATGTCTGTAGCTTCCACATATGGTTGACCAAGAATAGTATTTACCATACCACCTTGTAATGTCATACCTGCTTGGAATACATACTGACCTGCAGTATCTTTTAATTTTCTGATTGCAGAAAGTGTGCTTCTGTTAAATACAAAAGTACCATTTCTACCATACTCTGACTTAATGTTGTGCATTAAAGTGATGAGGTTATCAGCAGTAATAGCTGTGTTAGAACCTGAGTCAATTGAACTAACTGATGAGTTAGTCATAAATCCTTCAGGTTTACCAACTGCGTTACCACTTACAAAAGCAGCACCTTCAGCTTTTGCAAATTGCTCTGCAAACTCTGATTGCATTTCAGCTTCTAAGTCAAATACTGAATCTTCTAAGTCTTGCTCAGAAATATCTACTAGAGCATATTGCTCATGTGCAGGTAATTCTTCTAGACCTACGTTGTATCCAGTTGTTTCACTTCTAGTTCCGCTTTCTGATACCCATTGTGCAGCAAAAGTACCAGTTCTTTTTGGAACTTGAATACTTCTAGCACCTGTACTTCTGATTCTTGCAATACTTCTGATTGGAGATATTTCAGTAACATCTTTAATCAGCTCTCTTACATACTCAGGTGGTGCTAAATAACCACCAGTTGAATCATTACTTACAGTTAATGCTTTTCTTTCATCAGCTGCAAGACCTTCAATGCCTTTTCTACAATATGTATCAAACGCATTCATATACTCATCTACTTGCTTAGTATCAAAACCTGAGTTTGGTCTTCTTATGACTGTCTCTAGTTTTTCAATTTGGCTTTTGATATTTTCAGCGTTAGCTTCAGCAGTTGTTAATTTTTGATTAATGTCTTCATAAGAATCCATCTTAGCTTCTAATTTAGCTAATTTCTCATCTACATATGCTGTACCTTCGCCTTTTTCTATGCTTTCAATTCTTTGGTCATTAACTTTTTTAAATTCTTCAAAAGTTTTGCCCATTTCTTGAATAGCATTTTTTATATCTTCCGACATAATTGTCTCCTATTAAGATTTTAAGGTTAAAGTTAAGTTTTTTATGGCATCTACCAATTCAGCATTTGTATCAACCTCGCGTTGACCGAATGCATCAGTGACCGCTTTTGCAGCCATCTTTGCTTCTGAACGAGAAAGACTGAAGGCATCACGCATTCCATTTTCCCACTCTCTAATAGAAATTTCTTCACCTTTCACTGAACGAACAGTTGCCTGAGGGTTCATGGGAAAGGTTACTAACGATACTTCCATCAAATCTACTTCTTTGATAATACGTCTGTTACCACGCTTATCATATGAAACTTCTTTTGGGTTTACTCTAAAGCCTATTGATAGACCATCTAATGCACCCATTTTTAATAATTCGTATGCTTCTGCTCCTGCTTGTGTTTTAAGAGCTAATCTACCCTTAACAACTAAACCATGGTCATCTTCTTTTATTTCATCAAAGACACCAATAGGCATATCAGACTTGTGCTGATATAGGAGTTTTACATTTTGTGGTTTTCTTCGTTTGAGAGATTTTAAAAAAGCACCTCTTTCAATAACATCATTACCTAAATCTTTGTTTCCAAAGACAGAACCATAACCTTCAAAAGTTCCATAGTCTTTGTCTTCTTCATCATCGTGATAGGCTTTAATGCTTGATTTGATTTCTAAAGATTCTTTTTCTGCTTCTTCTTTAGAAGCCATTTCATCAACAGTTTCTTCAGAATCAGGTTTGCTTTTTCCAAACTCTATAATGTAAGAGTCATCTGTTTCTTCTACTGCTCTTATATGCTTTTCATCATTCTGTGTAGAATCTTCTTTATTAGAATCGTACTCACTGGTACAGACAGCTAATCGTTGGTCGGAATCTGTATATTCACTCGCCATAGTGTCGTCTCCCATACATCTAGTTATAAAATCCTGCCTAGACTCATTCGTATTTGGTTTGGGTATAGGCATATTACTTTATATAGTATCTTATACGATAGATTAGCACAATATATAGGTATATTAAAAATAATTAAAATAATTCTTGCAAAGTATTCCAATTTGGGGTTATACTGTGTACATAATAAATTGATAGCCGAAAGGCAAGGAAGAATAAAATGAAAAACTATCTAACACAAAGAGAATACACAGGAGAAAACATTCAGACTCTTGAATCATTAGGATTTAATGAAGATGATTCTTTTGTAACATTTAAACAGGCTTTAAAAATTGATGGAATCACAGGTCAATCTTTAAAAGGTCTAAAAAAAGCAGCAACACTTATCTTTTATAAAGAAGACAAAGATAAAGAAACTGGAGAAAAGAAAAAAATTAGAAAATATTTCTCAGTCTTTAACGCTGCGGAAGTATTAGCAAGAATTGAAACTAACAAGGCAGCTTAAGGCTGCCTTTATTTTAAGGATATAAAATGACTAAAAAAATAAAAGCAATATTAATTGACCCAGTTGACTGTTCTACTTCATATATTGATATAGATGATAATTTGAAATCTTTTTACAGCATCATGGATTGCGATTTAATAGATGCACAGCAAATAGGATTAGACACAGTTATGTATTTTGATGATGAAGGTAAATTAAAGAATAACCAAAGATACTTTCAATTCACAGTTGCAAATCCTATAGCTTATTGTGGCAGATGCATTGTTATTGGGTCTGACGAAGAAGGTGGTAATGATGATGTTAAAATTGACATAGATGTTTTAACAAAACAAATTGTATGGTTGCCTGAAGGATATACTGAAGAACCTTATATGGAGTTTATTCCGCTAAATTAATCCATGTCACGTTCATCAGCGTAGATAATCACACATCTACAGTTGATGACGTTGGCGACTCCACCTTTAGGGTCACCTGCATATCCCATTGGCATACCGCCAACAGTAAAGTCTTCATTCATATCTACAACTTGTCCACTTGCAGCAGCGTGAGTTGACCTTGTTCTTGCATCACTAGTTGCCACCCATTTTTTCATCATCTTAATTCCTAAGTCTGCTTCTACTTTTTGATGATAAGAATGATTAGCAAAAGATGCTGCGTTATGAGTTTCAGTTCTAGCAATTAAAGCAGCTCTTGTTCTACTGATTGGTAAAAACTTGCTTGATACTAACTTAGCTATTTCTGGCAATGTTAAATTGTCTGCTCTACCTTGTTCAATCAATCTGCTGATTCTATTAGCCATTCTTGTAGTTATACCTTCTAATACTAATTGTCTTGTATTAAAATAATTTTGAACCACTTCTTCAAAATCTGTGCTTCTTCCAAATACCAGTGCTTCTTGTTTTTGATTATTAAAATATTTATCTTCGTTAGCTTTGTATACCACTTGAAAGATTCTTCTATAATGAGTCAGTATCAGTGGCATAAAATCTTCATTTAATAATTGCGTTGCTACACTATCATCATAGATGCCAAATTCTCTGTAAGTATATAGTTGTGTATTAAGGAATTTTCTAAACAAGGTGTTGAGTCTTTTAAAGAATCTTTTTTCTAAATTGTTTCTAAGTGCAAGTTGTCTTCTTGTTTCTGCTCTGTTACTGATTGACCTTTGTCTAAAGGTATTAAATCTCTTTTGATTGAGCTTCATGTCTTACTGGATAGCGGATGTCCTTTTGGGAATAAATCAGTATCATGTTTACCACCTCTAAATTTACCAGTTGATAATGCTCTTAAAAAACTATTGACACGTGCATATGCCCATTGGTCAGGTGAATTAACACTCGGTCTTACTGAACTTGGATTATTTCTATAAGCACCAACTCCTCTTCTGAAAACAGCTTCTAACATTCTAAGAGTTACTCTTTTGGTTTTAGAATTACCATATTTGTCGTTGTGGTCTTTAACTTTACCTTCTAAGGCTTCTTTAACTTTACCTGATAAAGCCTTTTCATCTTCTTTAGCTTCTATGTGTTCTTGTAAAGCAAACTCTTTGTCTTCCTCAGTTATGATTTGCTGACGTTTTCTTTTTGCCCAAGCAAAGCCTGAATCACCACCCCAAAGCAACCAAGCAATCTTTCCTGCACTTGGATATCCTTCTTCACCTCGTCTAAAACCTTGTGCTTCTTTATCTACTTCATGTCTGCTAAAAAAACTGAACATTCTTTTAACTGTAGATATGGATAGTCTTTCTCTTCTTATCAATTGGTTTGCACGAGCAACACCGACAGCAGTGCCACCCCTATTGAACTTTTTTCTAAGTTCAAGCCCTTCCTTTGCTTCTTCTGCCATTTCTTTGGTAGGAATTGTGTCTATATCTGATAATGCTTTTTCTTCTTGTAAAAAGAAATCAATCTCTTTATCTACTTCGTCTTCATCATAATCTTCTAAGTCTTCTTCATTGACTGGGTTCTCAGGTTGCTCTACACCTTCATCACCTATAGGGAATAAGTTAGCTGATACATATAAATCATCTGCACCTTGTACTGGTTCTAATCCTATAATCTTTCTTGCTTCGTTTCTTGTCATAATGCCTTCACGAACTGCACTGGTTACGTTTTCGTATATCTTTCTACGTCTTTCTGATAGTGCAGGTATGGCATCTATATCAAACTCCAGTCTAAATCTTTCATCAAACATTGGTACTAACCATTCGTTTAGGTCAGATGCAATCTTTCTTAAATGAGGAATAATTGTCTCCTCATACAAAGCAAGTCGTGCTTCAGCTACGTTTGAATATGTTTGTGCATCAGGAACACCAACTAACTGACTTGGAACACCAAAACATAACGCTATATCAGTTGCACTCATATTTTTCAATTGTGCAAAATCCATATCTTTAGGACTTAAACCCATTTCTTTCCAATCAAAGTCACCCTCAAGCAACATTGGTCTACCTGCATTACCTGCACCACTAAATCTATTGTTTAAGTCTGTGAGTAATTGTTGTCTTTGTGATTCAGTTAAGTTAACTGCAAAACCTGCATCATCTTGTGGTTTAAATATAACAGCACCACTTGGTCTTGCTCCATTTTGTAATAGATTGACATTATGTTTACTAGACATATTGAATTGGTCTACTTCAACAGCAGCAGCACTCATAGGGCTTAATCCATAGTAATCATCTAATGGATTCCATAATTTAACGTGCTTGAGTTCACTAAAACCATTTTCTTGGTCAACCATATAAGTTTGATGAACTCTGCCATTCAAAATATATTCGTACTTTTCAGGTATTGGGTTTCCACCACC